TGCTTGTCCAACGCATTCTCGATGCACAACCCGCTGACCGGGCTCATCGATAGGGAATGTGATACCAAAAAAGGGAAAAACAGGGAAACGATATTGCGTTGTACCCTGTTCGTTCCCATACCCGCCGCATGGCATTCTGGAATCGCTCCAAAACCTCGACAAAAGCCGTGCCGCTCGAAGGCACCGGTCACCATGCGTTTTTCATCGCCAATGGCACGGTTCTTCAGTTGCCGACCGGGCTTGGTGCCGCGTTCGAGTGCACGGCCTCACGCGGTGCGATCTTCCTTATCTGCCAGACAGTCGCGACCCTGCCGGTACACTTGTTTGCACGTGGCGATGGGAATGAACGCGAACGAGCGAGTGAGCACCCAGCAGAAAAGCTGATTGCCCATCGGGCAGCCCCGTGGATGACGGCGGCAGAGTTCCGTAGGGAGATGACACTCGACGCTCTCTGGCACGGCAACGCCTACGCCCGCGTCATCCGCGTCGGCGATGTAGTTCGCGAGCTCCAGCGCATTCGCCCAGACGCCGTGACGCTGATGATCGATCGCGACAGTGGCGAACCCGCCTACAAGGTGCAACTGGCAGACGGCGGCGAGGAGCTTCTCACCTACGGTGATATTCTCCACCTTCAGGCGCTTCGCGGCCGTTCGACGATCAAGGATGTCATGGGCGCGATCGAGCTCGCGCTTGCCTTGGAAGGTCACGGCCGCAAGATCTTCAAAAACGGGGCCATGCCCAGCGGCATCATCCGCGTCCCGTCCAAACTCAGCGAAGAGAACGCAAAGAAGGTCGCAGAGAGCTTCGCAAAACGGCATTCTGGCGAAAACAGTGGCGGCATCGCTGTCCTTGAAGACGGCGTGACGTTTGAGCCAATCGGTATGTCTTCCACCGACGCCGAGCACAATGCGCAGCGCCAGATCCAGATCGAGGAAATCGCCCGCGGGTTCGGTGTTCCGCCGATCCTTATTCAGGCATATGGGCGGGCCACGTGGGGCAACGCCTCCGAAGTTGGCCGGCTCTTTCTTCAGTATGGCCTCAGCCCATGGCTACAAGCCTGGCAGGACGCCTATGCGACGGCGTTGCTGACCGAGGATGAGCAGACCTCACATTTCGTCGAGTTCAACGCCGACGCGATCACCAAGGCTGAATTGAAGGCCCGCTATGAGGCGTTTGCCAAGGCCGGTGCCGGCGCGGCCTGGATGACGCCGAACGAGCTTCGCGCACTCGACAATCGCCCCGCCATCGACGGCGGCGATGAGCTTCGTCAGCCCCTCAACACATCCACCCAAAACCAGGAGGCCCGCGAAGATGGCTAGGCCCGGAATCCCATTCCCGTTCGTCGAGGGAACAACCCTTCTCTTCCGATGGGCGGATGCTCAGGCGGCAGCCCAGCGTGTGACCGGTGATCGATCGGCAGCGCCGGCCGCGCTTGTTCAGGCGCTCGCGCAGTTGGACCTCAACGCCGTCGAGATCGGCTTGACCCATGGCTTAAAGAATATCGGCGACCTGAGCCCGGTGACCCGAGAGTTCGGCGCCGAGACCTGGCCCGTCGATGAGGTTGCCGACCTGCTTATGGAAGCCGTCAACAATCTGTTCTTCGGCGCCAAGGCGACAAGCGAAGACGCGACCTTCTCGGACCAGGCGGCATTCCTCGAAGCCGCCTCCATCAACCGAAATCCATTGTTCGCGGCGTCGGCGATGAACCGAGCGACCGAGCTCGCGGAAGAGGCCGAGGCCCGCAAGGTCGAGGAGGCTGAGCATGTCGAAGCGTGAAACCCTCACCAGCACGTTTGAACTGAAGCTCGCGAGCGATGGCGAAGAGGCTGTTATCGAAGGCTATGGCTCGACATTTGACGTGGACCGGGTTCGCGATCGCGTTGCCCCTGGTGCCTTCACCAAGAGCCTGGCCACCCGTCCCGCCGCCAAGGTGAAGATGCTCTGGAACCACAATCCCGATGAGCCTATCGGCGTCTGGACCAGCATCACCGAGGACGCAAAGGGCCTGAAAGTCAAAGGTCGGCTGATCACGGAAACTGCCCGCGGCCGCGAAGTGCATGCGCTGCTGAAGGCGGGCGCTGTCGAGGGCCTTTCAATCGGCTTCATAACCAAGACCGACGAATATGATCGGACGCAAAAAGTGCGCACGATCAAGGAGGCCGACCTGTACGAGATCAGCGTGGTCGCGTTCCCGGCGAATGAGGCCGCGACCCTTACCAGCATCAAGACAGATTCCGCGCCCGGCCTTGTCCGAGCGCTCAACGCCGCGAGTGCGGCCTTTCAAGAGGAGGTCCGTTGATATGGACGCCATGTTGAACGAGTGGCCGTCACTCGAAACCAAAGACGACGGGGATGAAACCGCGGAAGACACCGCCGTGGAGAAGGCTCTTGCCGACTTCACCGACACCGCGACCAAGCGGATCGAGGAAGCCGAGCAGAAGGCAGCCGACGCGCTGAAGCGCGCGGAAGCCGCCGAACTCGCTGCCAAGCGCCGTGGTGCGGCGACAGATGATCAGGAAGAAAAGGCCGAGACCAAGGCCTTTGTAGCATATCTTCGCCATGGCAGCGGTGCTCAGGCCGATGAGCTCAAGGCGCTGACCGTCGCAAACGATGAGCAGGGCGGCTATTTGGCCCCGGCTGAGATGTCGTCGGAGATGATCCGCGACCTTGTCGAGTTCTCACCAGTCCGCTCAGTCGCAAGTGTCCGCAACATCGGGTCGCCGAGCGTGAAGTATCCGAAACGCACCGGCGTCACCAGCGCTCAATGGGAAGGCGAGACCGAAGACTCCGAAGAGAGCACCACCACCTTCGGTCAGGTCGAGGTGCCGGCGCGCAAGCTGATGACGCACGTCGACATGTCCAATGAGCTGCTCGCCGATAGTGGCGGAACCGCTGAGGCCGAAGTCCGCTTGGCGCTGTCCGAGGACTTTGGACAAAAGGAAAGCCTGGCCTTCGTGAAAGGTTCAGGCGTCAAAGAGCCTGAGGGCTTGATGACGAACGGCGACATCGCCGAGCACCTCAACGGACATGCATCCAACCTGTCGGCCGACGAGCTGGTCAAGCTGATGTACAGCCTCCCGGCCGCTTATCGCAACAACGGCACCTGGATGATGAATGGGACCACGCTTGGTGTTCTGCGCACGCTCAAGGACGGCGATGGCCGGTTCCTCTGGCAGCCAAGTTTCCAAGCAGGTCAGCCTGAAACCATCCTTGGCCGCCCGGTGGTCGAAGCCGTCGACATGGATGACGCGACCTCGGGCAAATTCCCGATCCTCTACGGCGATTTCAGCGCCTACCGGATCGTTGATCGGCTCGCCATGAGCATCCTGGTGAACCCCTATTTGCTCGCAACCAAAGGCGTGACGCGCATCCATGCAACGCGCCGTGTCGGCGGCAAGGTCATCCAGGCCGCTCGCTTCAAGAAACTGAAGATGGCCACCAGCTAAGGAGAAAGATCATGCGAGACCTCGCACCAAACATCGCGCCCGTCCAAGTGGTCGCTCCGGTTGTCTTGACCGGGAACAACACCAGCGTGGCAATCGACCTTCAGGGGTTCGAGAGCGCTTCCCTGGTCGTCAACACTGGCGCGATCGCTGGCGCTGGCGACTTCACGGCCAAACTGCAGGAGAGTGACGACACTGCCGGTGGCACGTTCACGGACGTTGCAGCCGAACACCTGGTCGGCACGTTCCCAGCCACCCTTGAGGCCGACAGCGTCGTCAAGGTCGGCTATGTCGGCCTGCGCCGGTACGTGCGCACGGTGATCACGCGCAATTCTGGCACATCTATCGCAGCGGGTGCGGTCCTCGTTAAGGGCCATCCGCATGTGGTGCCTGTAGCGGCTTAGGAGGATTGCCGGGTAGGCGGAACCAGGCGGCCCGGCGATTGGGCTTTTGCACGGAGTCCCCAATCTCCCACCGTCCCGCCGCCCGGCAAACACACCATGCGAAGAGCACCACGCATCTGCCCTTGCAACCTGACCATCGCAGCGGGCGAACTCTGCCCCTGCGAGCGTCGGCGTACGGCCGCGCGTCACCGTGCCGACTCCAGGCCGAGTGCGCGAAAGCGTGGGTATGATCGCGAGTGGCAGAAGCTCAGGGCCAAACACCTGCGCGACAACCCGGCCTGCATTGTCTGTGGAGCCAAGGCCACGACCGTCGATCACATTCGCACGGTCAAGGAACGGCCAGAGCTTAGGCTGGACCCGCTCAACCTCAAGAGCATGTGCGCGTCCTGTCACAGTCGAAAGACAGCAAAGGAAGATGGTGGCTTTGGTCGAACGAAGAAGCGTGGACCGCTTAAAGCCGTACCAGGGGGCGCCATCGAAACTTTTGAGCGTTTACGGGGACCATCGGGCGGCCCTTCTCGCGCGATTTTTTCGGAAAAGCGAACAAATGATGAGGAACCGTTCTCATGCTGACGACAATAACGGCTCCAGCATCAATGCCGGTTTCGCTCGAAGAGCTCAAGCTGCATGCTCGCATTGAGAACGATGACGAGAACGGTCTCCTCAACGATTTGATCGCGGTGGCGGTCGCATATCTGGATGGCAAGGAAGGCTTGTTAGGCCGGAGCCTGATCACCCAGACGCATCGGCTCACGCTTGACTGTTTCCCGGCGAGAATTGAGCTGCCTTTGCCACCCGTCCAGGCGGTGACATCGGTCACGTATCTGGATGCGGCCGGCGCTGAACAGACCCTCGACCCTGCCTCCTACCGGCTGATCGGCAATGACCCGGGCACGATCATCGCCATGGAGTCGTGGCCTGCGACCAAAACGGACCCGGAAGCGGTCAAGATCGAGTTCACCGCGGGCTACGGGGACGGTGCATCGGACGTGCCGGCACGGATCCGCCGAGCGATCCTTGAGCACTGCACATTGCGGTATGAAACGCGTAGCCCTGTCAGCTTTGGCAGTGTCGGGCGCACCTTCCCTATGGGCTATGACGATCTGATCTCGCCCTACCGTTTGCGGGGGTTCGGATGAGCCGTCGCAACACGTCTCTGGAAGAGCTCAACCGTCGGGTCGCTGCCATGGGCGAGGCCGCACGTCATGACGTGCGCGCCGAGTTGGACAAGGGTGCAGACCGGATTGTCGCTCTCTCCCGCTCTCTCGCGCCGGTCGATGACGGTGATCTCCGGGACTCCATCCAAAAGAAGGACGGCGAGCACCGCGAACAGGTGTTGGTGACCGCCGGCGACGAAAAAGCCTTCTATGCCGGGTTCATAGAACACGGTGCGGGCGACCGACTGGCCCAACCCTATTTCTTCCCCGCCTACCGGGCGCTGAAACGGTCAATCACTGGCCGCGTCAACAAGGTGATGCGAGACGCCGCCAAGCGGAAGGCGGGGGTGTGAGATGCGCGCGGGAACCCTCGATAGGCGTGTAGAACTCTGGGAGGAGCGTTGGGTCTTCGTCCCGCTTGCCGGGCAGGAAAAGCAAAACGTCTACCTGCGCACGATCTGGGCCAGCCGTGAAGACCAGGGCGGCAAGGCGTTCATGGCCAGTGGCGTTGAGTTCAACGAGATCCGTGCGGTGTTTCGCATCCGCTATGCGGCGGACGTGTCAACGAACATGCGCATCAAACACGATGGCGATGATTTCGAGATCGAAGGGATCAGCGAAATCGGCCGGCGCGAGGGATTGGAGTTGCTATGCCGCGCGGTCAACTGAAGAACGTGGTCAAGATGCCCGCGAAGATCCCGCCACCGCCGGAGTGGATGGGCGAGGATGCTGCCGAGCACTGGCGCAAGATCGTTCCCATCCTGCACGGGCGGGGCATGCTCACGCCTGAGCGCATGCCGGCGATCGAGGCTCTTTGCTCGCAGGCGGCGGAAGTGCGCCGGTGTGAGATCGCTATGCAGGGCGAGCCCACCATCATCACCGGTGGCAATGGTGCTGTACGCGCGCACCCTGTTATCGCGGCCAAGAACAAGGCAGCACAGAACGTGCTCGGTCTCTCCAAAGGTCTTGGGCTGGTTGGTGCGAGCGCGCCGCCTACGAACGCCGATGGCGGCCCGGACGAGCTCTCAGATTTGGGGCTCGACTGATGGCGAGCACCTACCCTGAATGGCTGTTTGATGAAACGCCGATCCCTGACCCTCAGGGACGCGCTGAGCGTGTTCTGCGCTTTGCCGACGCGATGAAGCACCCAAACAGCAAGGACGGCACGCTGGAGCTCACATCGTGGCAAAGGCGGATCCTTGAGAGGATCTATGGGCCTTCAGATGAGAACGGTCAGCGGCTAACGCGATCGGTGTTTTTGCTTTTGCCCAGGGGCGGGAGAAAGACGACCTTGGCCGCAATCATGTGCCTCTCGCACACCATCGGGCCAAACCAAAAGCCCAACGGCCAAATCATCGGAGGTGCAGGCAACAGAACTCAGGCCAAAAAAGCTTTCGACGAGGCAGCCGCTATCATCAAGGCAGATCCACGGTTTTTGGCTGCGTGCAAGATCAGGCCCTCTAAGAACCTGATCCAGCATGTTCGTAGCGGCAGTGCGTACACCACGGTTAGCGCTGATGGCGACATGCAGCATGGCGCCACTCCAACCATGGCCCTGCTGGATGAGCTCCATGTGCACCGGAACAGGTCGCTATATGAGGCGATGGATACGGGCCT